TCGACCGTTCATAAATACTTTATTAACTGAATTATATAGACCTTTTCGTAATGAGCCATCAAAACTTAAGTCATCTAAAATAACTAATTTGTTAGTAGGCTTCTTTTTTAATGAAACTGCGGTTTTGTATTCTTCAGTTAATTTATCATATAACTCTTTTAATATATCTTCATCAAGTTCAGTAAATACATTTAAATCAGGGATTTTCTTCTTATCAACTAAATATTCCATTTTATAATCATTTATCATAGGAGAAAATAAATAGATATTATCACCCTTGAAATCTTTATTGTAAAATTGGTCGTCAGTAAGTAGTGAAACTAAAGTACTCGTTTTTCCGGATCCAGTTTTTCCAACTATAAGTAATCTCATTGGTAAATCAAATATAGTATCTTTTTTAGTAGCGAACTTATCACCTTTATCATTTATGATACGCAATTTAAATTTATTTTTCATTATATATTAATATATATACATATTATTATATGGATAATATCTTAAATTATACACAGACCTTGCAAACATTTCAACAGCAACGAGGCGAAGCCGAGCAAAAAGCAGAAGGAAAAACTGAAGCAACAAAAGCTAAAATTTTAGAATTTACTGCCCCTTTCGAGAATGTGGCTATGGATTCTTCTTATGACCTTATAAAAGATGTTACTAAAAAGATGTTAAAAAAGGCAGGAGTTCCAGTTGAAGGAGCAAAAAAATATGTCCAAGCCTTTAAGAATAGCGGTCCGAAAGGAGTCATGGACGAGTTAGCAAAAGATAAACCTAAAATATTCAAAAATAGTGAAGATATTACAAATAAATTAAATAGTTTTACTTTACAGCAACCAGAGAAAAAAATAAAGACTCGTATATCGGATTTATTACCAGACGATTTTAATTTAAAAGAAGAAAAAATTCAAGATAGAATATCAGATAATTTTGATAAATTATCTACAGCCCAGCAAGGTAGAGTTACAGACTTATTAAATCAAAGGGGGGCGACCGAAGCTGAAATGCCTGACGATCAATTACGAGAGCAATTTAATTTAGCTCAAGCCGAAAGAAGTTTAAGAGAAGTTAGAAGCGGTGAAGAAATCCCAGTAAGTATCAACCAAATAAAAGATGAAGAATTTGCAAAAGTACAGCCTTTATTAGAAAATAGTTTTAAAACTGAAGTAGATAGTTTACATCCAGTATACAGACAAAAATTTAATGATTTAATGGAAGATAGAGTTGCTACATCTAAAGAAATTCCAAATACTTTATCAAGAGAGAAATTTAATTTACATCAAACAGAGAGAACTTTAGATGATTTAAAACTCTTCAAACCAAGTATAGAAAGTGATGCTGTAAAAGCATCATCATTAGTAAGTAAAATAGGTTCTATTAACGATGGGGCTGTAGGTGGCGGAGCATTAGACCTTATAACTGGTAAGCTGGGTGGACAAAATACTAAACAAATTGCTAAACAAGTCGGATTAGGTCAAGGACAAGATGTAGTTTCTAATGCGACATCTCAAGCTCTTAAGAGTGCTGGATCGTCTGCAGTTAGTGAAGGTGAAAAGGCTGGTGAGGCTGGAGTAAAGGCATTATCTACTGCAGGAGAAACTGATGCTGAATTAGGTGGACCGGAAGATGTGGTAGGCGATGTAATTAGTGGTGTCGTTGGTCTTGGTGTTTTTCTTGGTGGATTATTTGGTGCAAGACACGTATCAACCAAACCTGAAGATTTAGCAACAAATACAAGTTTCCAAATAGGAGCTTAACTTTTTCTAAAAAGTAAAAGTGTAAATTAAAATATAGAATACAAAAAAAATTATATTTATAGTATTTATACAAGATGGATAAAATTATTAAGATTTACTCTGTTCAAAGTGAAGATTTATCAGTTAGTCAAAATATATTAGACTTCGATATTCCTGAAGGGGAAATGTATGATTTATCGAGAAGTCATGTTCTTTTAAATGCTAAAGTGGCGTGTAGTAGCACTGAAGGTGGTTTCTCGACGGCGATATTTAATATTAATGGTTCTGTTAAGGTGGGAACTGCTGGAACTAGTGGTTTTTATCTACCATCAGTTTCTTTAGTGAAAAATGCTCGAATGGATAGTCAAGCGAAAGGTAGAGTAGAAGAATTAAGAGATGTTAATCTTTTAAGAATAGACCAAAAAATTAAAGAAGAAAGTGAAGATGCCCACCTCGCTGGATCATTTTTTAATGTTATGGGTGTGAATACTGAAGAAGCCTTCGGAGCTATTTCGCCATTGGTTGAAGTATCAGCCGAACAAGGTTCATCGGTTCAGCGTTATTTAAATAAACAAGTCAAAATTCCATTAAGTGATATTTTAAATGTAGGTAAAACTCAAGTGTTCGATACAGGACGATTAGGTCGTTGTCGTCTGAATTTAGAGATGGCGATGGATCTATTTGGAGCAACTAATGTAGGTTTCAGTGCGGACCACTATTCTAATGCTGAAAAAAAAAATGGTAATGTAGACAATATCGGAGCTGGAGCAGAAGAAGGAACATTTACATTAGAAAAAAAATACGATGAAGACTATCAAGAACATATAGGTTACTATGTCGGTATGCCTGTTGTTTTAACTGGGGATAATAATTCAGCAGGTTTCACCGTAAATACAGTTATTACAGATATTACTTATACACCAGCTACACAAAAAGTAGGAATTACAACTCTATTAAAAACACCTATTCTTGCAGGAACTGGGCTCGAGAATGGTAATATCACACCTTTTAATGCGGATACTAATTTAACTACAACTCTTACTCTCTCGAATGCTGAATTAAGACTTCGAGCTTTAGGTTCAAATTCTCGACCAAGTTCAGCACCATCGATGTTAGAATATACTACTTTTACTACTGAAAAGGATTTCGGTGGAGGAACTATCTCATTCAAACGACAATATGAAATTGAACCGGAAGCAGTTAATGTTCACTTATGCGTGAAATCACAAACCGGTGGATTATACAGTGATTGTAATGGCTTAACATCATTTAGAACATCTATAGATAATGAAAATACTACAGATAGAAACATTGTCCCAAATACGCCTCTCTATTATGCTATGCTTGACCGAGCCCATTTGAATAATGGACGACCTCTTGAAAGCCTTGTAGAAATAGATTATAGTAGAATAACCCCAATATTCAACAATCTTGGAGAGAAAAATAATATTCAAGAAAGTCTGCCTGAAAATGGTAAGATGAAACTTGTAGAATTTGAAATTAATACCTCGGCACTTGGAGGAAATGTTACAGGTGTGAATGAAATTAATATCTATAAAGAAGTATTAAAAACTATCTAATAAACTTTTTTTAAAAAAGATATAGTCAATTTTATAAAATCAATTTATTTTAATTTTTTTTAATTCATAAATAAATATATTTGGTATATATATAAATGCCTACTATATTTCATTCAGTCGAACCGGAAGCCAACAGAACCCAATTTGAAGAATATAACTCTGTAGATTTTGTTATATCTACAGACAGAAATATTTTAAGAAATTCAATTAGAATTGAAGGAACATTAAGAGTAAATCAAACAGCTAATACAAGAGCCGTTTTTACAGATAGAATTCATTTAAATAAGCGTGTGGGAATACATAATATTATAGATTCAATCCAAACTCAAATCGGAGGAAATATCGTAGAAAATGTAAATCAAGATTACGGACGATTTGTTCATATGGTTCAGTCTGCAAGTAAAAGTCGAGGCGATTACTATGATAGTGCTGAAATTTGTGAATTAAAAGCAGTGTCAACGGATGTAGCCGTAGCCCAATGCTGTGGCGAAAGTGATTTAGGCGACACCCCAGCATTTGTCGATATGGACTTTTCATTTAAACCCTTAATCGCAATCAATCGTGCTGACAATAATTTACCAATGGCTCGATTAGGTAATGAAATTAGAATATCAATGAATTTAAATAGAAAAGATAATGTGCTATGTGGACCAAAGCAAATATTAGGCTCAAACTATAAACTTGGTGAATTAAGATTAACATATATGAGTGTAGATCCTTCAGCAGTTCCAGCCGTTAATATGAATTCAGTTATTTCAATTAAACAAAATCTCAATTCTTCTAACGCCTCAATTAATTCAAGAGTTCCAGCAGTGTGTAATGCTTGTTCTATTTCATTCTTAAAAGCCTCAAGAGAAAATCAAATTGTTTCAGATAATCTTGCTTTAGAAGTTCCCCCTCAAATTGACGAAATACAATTTCTCTTTAATGATGCTACTAATCAAATGCAACAATATACACAGAATGAGTACGGCGAATATTGTGAAGGTTATTTAGATTCATTAAAATCGGCTGGAGTTCATCAAGTCAGCCCAAATAATATTAAGGGTAATTCTGTTTTTGGTATAGGACAAAATTTCGGACAAGCTGTAGATTTATCTAATCAGAAATTCGGAGTTCAAGTGAAATCATCGGCAGGTACAAATAATGCTTATATTATGTATCAATATTTCCATTCTCAAATTTCAGTTTAAACAATCTTTTTTAATTTTATTTTTATTTATTTTTATATATTTAGTATATATACAATGTCGTTTTATAGTTCAGGAGATGTTAAAAGTGAATTGATAGAACCATCGGTTCACAATGCTAATGATAGAACCGAATTTCGTATTCATGGTTCGGTATTAAGTAAAGTTAAACTCATAAATTTTGGGTTAATTCAGCCAACAGGAGGAGCTACTAGATATTTGGATGATGTTGGTACTTTAGGATGTATCCGTAATTTATATATTTACGATGGAAAACAACAATTAACCGGAATTAAAGGATTTAATGACTATGTAGCATTCAAAAATCAAATTGGAGATAATAGAGCTCATAGTGATATTGATACAGTGCTAAAAAAAAATCGTATAGGTTATAGAAATGTTTTTAAAAATGATGTTAATACTGACTATAGACGAGTTACAATACAAGCCCATAACCAACAGAATACCTTTCCACCTACAGATGCTACAACTAATGTTTACAGAGGCTATTTGAATTTAGCAGAATGTTTTGATATGCTTCAAAAAGTTCCAGTATTATCGGATCAGGTATTCAAACAGTTAAGAATTGTTATTGAATATGAACCGGATGTAGGAAGAAAGCAGAGAGCTACTAATGTATCTACTCAAGCATCAAGACCTCTTCTTGCTGTAGATAGAATCATGAACCCACAATTAGCCAGTGGTCTTTTATCTCAATTAAAAAATACAACTTGGTCGGAATATGAAACTGACCGAATGAGCGTTCCAGCAATTGCCTCTGGTTCAGCAACCACACCAAAAAAATTATTAGGTTTTAATGGTAAAAGTCTTATGCGTCTTCGTGTGAGAAAAAGTTATGCATCGAATGCTTCTTATGAAGCAGGTGATGCTGTTGTAGGATATGGTCAATATAGTAGTATGGCTGGATCTAATGAAACAATCCAAGTGAGAGTGAATGGACGCAATCTTTTTGCAAGAGGAGGATTAACAGGTAAAAATAGAACTCTCGCTATGCTTAATGATTCTTATGGTAATATTAATATGAAAGAAGACGACCATGTTGTTTTACACGCCGACTGCCCTGTATTAGATGCCGTAAAAAAAGGACAACAGAGTAATATTGGTGTAGCTGTAGGTGAGAAAGTTTTAGACCTTCAATTAGAGTATACTAGAAGTTTTGTAACTGATGGTACTTCGCCATCCCCTTATAAAGATGCTTTGACTTTGCATTGTGAAGGTGAAGTATTAAAGAATATGAGTTTAGGGAATGGTGGTTATATGATTTCCTACGCCTAATTTAATTTTTTAAAGTATTTTTTTAGTTTTTTATATATATTAATAATAATATAGATGAGTTCAACAATAGTTCAATTACGAGAAAAGGATAATTTAGATAAAACATCTGATAATTCTGTATCAGGTAAATTCACTTGTCATTTTGATAAACCAATAGTTGTAGAACAGGGTGACCAACTTGCTATTAAATCAGTTTATCTTGATACTCGAGCCACTGATGACCAAGAAATAGAAATAGATGATAGTTGCGATGAATTTAATATAAATCACATATTGTATTTAAACAATCATTTAAGCGGAGGGACTTATGATGCCGATTTCGCATTTTTTCAAGATGATAGTAAACCAGTTATAGCCCAACCAAATTCTAAAAAATATTTTGTAGGAGAACTTCACGATGTGACTAATTTCGGTGATTTGAAAAATTTAGGTGCAAGTAAACTTGAAGCATCAGACGCAGACCCCCCTACAATCCCATCGCCTCAAGGTTCATTAGATGGTAAAACAAGTGGAGGTGTTTTAAATTTTTGGTATTATGCTTTTGATGCTAATGCCCCAGCAAGAACTGCTACTGACCCACGCCCAGCTAATTTCCCTGCTTCAATTAAGACAGCAGACATTTATCCTTGTCCTGCTAAATATAAACCAACGCTCATTAATTTATATGCCCCAGCGGTAGGATCTGGAGGTGATATTAAATTTCAATTATTATCCAAAAAAGGGACTCAAGATTATATTTTAAATATACACTTTTTAGAAGACCCTCGCACTCAAGACAATCTACATTTATACGGACCTACTTCTAAAGAAGATCCTAATGTAAATGACTGGGTTTCTGAAAATTTGAATTGGGAGGTTGGAGATTTTGTTACTCAAGATGATATAAGCCCAGTTCAAGGCAATGGTCTTTTTAGAGCCACCGAATTTAATGTAGCTTTTCCTATAGAACATGGTAAATATACACCGGATGGATTAGCAAAATATATTACAGATAGATTAAGTAATATTAAAATGACCAGCACAGGCGTGGGAGGTAATTTCAATTCAAATTTAAGCGGAGGAGATTTTGGTATTCAAACATTTCCAACAAAGAACGCCTATTTTACTTCTTGCGAACAAGTTAGAAATGATAGTGATTTCGGTATGAATAATGTAGAAAATTATTATATCGCTGAAGACGGTCAAAGTGTTTTAAGTATAGATAAACCACCTTCTGCAAATTATGTTATAGGGGCATCTCAAATGGCTTTGATATTTGACCCATCATTTAGCAAATTCATATTCCAACAAATACACTCACCTATTCTAGATGGTAATGGATCGAGTATGGTTGAATATGTGCAACAAGCACAAACCGGAATTTACAATGTAGCCCCCCAACATTCAGGAGTTGTTTTTACACACAATATGAGTCAAAAAATGAATACCTTATTATTTCAAAAAATGGGATTTGATGGTAGTATGCTCGTTGATACTTCTTCAGGAGCTTTACCAAGAATTGCAAGTATGAATAGTGGAGGATTATTAAATATGTTATTATATGATTTAAATATTATTGAGGGTGTGAATGCTACTGGAGGTTTAAGCTCAATAGATACAGCTTATAAAAAAGGATTTACTTATCCAGTTGTTCCATCATTCGGAGATTTAGCATCGGTTTCAACAGTATTATTAAATAGTATTATGGGATCTGCAATTACTATAGGAGATGTAGGTTCTGTAGCAAATGCTTATTTTCAAATTGAAATTACAGGATTACCTAATACAAATGTGATTAATAATGGTTTGGGTAAAGTTCAAGCGATTATCGGCAGATATTATGCAACATCAGATTTTACAGAAAGTCAACAAGCAACCGGCAGTATACCATATATTCACTCTGGTTCACCTTTTTATATTTCATCACTCAATATTAGAGTGTTAGACCCTGACGGAGGTATATCTAATTCTATCAGTAATGATAATACAATCTTTTTAGAAATATTAAAAGCACAAAAAAAATAATCTTGAGAGATTTTATATAATGGCTAATCAAGAAATCTTAAGTACATATACTGCACCTGAATTAAAAAAACTTATATCAGCTACAAATATCAAAGGATATTCAAAATTAAAAAAAGAAGGATTAATTAAATTAATGCTTCGTGAAGAACATGTAGACAAATTCAAATCTATTAAAAAGAAAGAAATGAGAACAGGCGATCCCAAAGAAAAAGAAGCAAAAGCAAAAAAAAAGTTATTAAAGGAATTTAAGAAAAGAGCTAAACCAGCAGTGAAAGCTTATGAATTTAAAGAAGACCAAAAGAAATTAACAGAAGCCATTGAAAAGAAATTCCCCAAAGAAGAAGAAGAAGAACCTAAACCAAAAAGAAAAAGATTAGTGATAAAGAAAAAGAAAGAACGCTCTGATAAACAGAAAGCACCTAAAAAAGTTTTAGGATACGAAAAGGCGTGGGCGGAAGGCAATTTTAATAGTAATCAAAGAATATCAGTAGCGAAAATGACTGACGAAAGAAGAGCAGAAGTTTTAAAATTATTAGGATTAAAAGCACCTAAAAAAGCAAAATAAAAAGAATAATAGTTAGTTTTATTACCAAAACGAGATTTAAAACTAAATAAAACTTAAAAAAGGACTTAAAGAAGAATAAAAAATATTTTTTATTCCCTTAAGTAGCATTAAATTAGTTTAATTAATAAAATATTCCCATTTAAAGCAAAAAACTAGGTAGAAAAGAAAAATATAAATGAATTTTTAGACAAGGGCACAATTCGGATTTGCAACCATTAGAAAAACTGGCTCTTTAACTCTATGAATTTTAGTATTTGGTAATTTACGAGATTTTAATTGTGGATCCCTTATCTTATCTAATATTGTTTTCTTTGCACAACTAAAAGTTTCCATGATTTCATATAATGTCATATAATAAGTTGATTGAACAACCTCACCTTCTTTATCGAGCAAATCAATTTTATAATGGTAGAACGATTTATTGGGATTTTTTCTCATATTTACTTTATATAATATAGAGGGATTTTTATTTAAATAACTTTTTATATAAATATTATTTAATCAAGAAAAGCATTGTCTTGTAAATCATTATCAATATTTTCAATAAAATTTGTTAAGAAACCAGTCCCATTAGGTTTGCTTTTGAAATATTTTCGGAGTTTCATATTATTCTCGATATTTTCTCTAAATGAAGATTTATTCCAAGTTATTCTCTTTTCACCTGAAGTTAAACTTTTATAAAATTCACTTTCTTTAAAACTTATAAATAAATTTTTTATTAAAACAATATCTTTTTTATTATTTGTTTCTTTGTAATTATCTAATAACCAGCTTGTTAATTCGTCGGATCCCATTAAATATTTCTCTGAACGATTTTTAACTATTTCAGGAATATAAATATTATCTTCTGATGAATTCATTACTATTTCAAAAAAAGCACTTTTATTTTCAGTTATAAAATCTAAATTTTTAAAAGTGGGATTAATTAAATGATGATTTTCTAATTCAAGTAATTCTTTATTATCTGTAAATGTTTGTGTAAATTCTAAATCAACAATTCTTCTTAAAAGTGAATTATCGTGTCGTCCTCTAATAGAAGGTCTTTTATTGCATTCTAAAATAGTAATATTATGTAATTGAATATTCATTTCATCTTCATACAAACCTCTACCAGTCATAATCGGCTGGTCTGTTATTTGCTTTAAAGTTCCACTATTAATCTTTTCATTATCTTCAGGCTCTGAAAAAACAACCATTCTTTTTTGGTGTAAATTTCGTAGTGTTGTATTTGCTCCTTGCTTGATTGGGCTTAATAAAAAATCTTTATTTGAATAAGTAAAATATTTTCCTAATACTTCTTTGTAATGTTCTAATACCAAACCCTTACCATTGCAACCACCACCATTAAATAATACAAAATATGGATTTTGTTTTCCCATACAGCCACACCTCAAAATAGATAATAATGTTTTCATTTGTTCTGTATTAGGCATAATTTGATTAAGGATTGTTTTTATAATTTCTATTTGTGATTGAGTTGGTTTGATATAATCATATCCTGAATTATTTGAAATATAATCATATTTATTAACTTTTACTTGTTGTCGTGTATTCATATCAAATGCTACATTATCAAAACAAAAATAAGAAGGTTGGTTATTATCTATATTGTAATTTTTGTCTTCGCACAATTTTATCATAATGCAGTCAGCAATATTTTTTAATTTTTGTAATCCATTCATTTTCAATTTCATTTTATAAGTTAATTTTAATTGGTCTTGCAAATATTGTAATTTTTCCTCGTCATCAGAATTACTTTTACATTCTTCTAAAATTGTATCATTTTTAACTTTAATTACTTCTTGCAAAACTAAATGAATATTATTTTTTAATTCATTTTGTTTTTTATCTAATGGTTTCCAATATGGATCGTTATATAAAAAATAACCGCCATTAGTATCATATATTATATCATCACCTACATTATTTAAATACATTTGAGCTAAATTCATATCTTCAGTAGAAAAATCAAATTTGTATTTACATCTAATTTCATAATGTTTATTTTTATTTGAAATTTTACTGTAATATGCAATTGTTCCAAAAGTTAATAGTCTTTTAGTATCTTTATTTACATTTTTTTTTACATCATCAATTCCTTTATAATCTGAACCTTTTTGAGAGATGTAATTACAAATTTTATAATCTTGAAATTCATTATACAAAGCCCAAATAATTTTTAACCAATCTTGATAGTTGTTAATATATTTAATATCTATATTATCAATAATTGCTTTGTATTCATCAGTCAAATTCAATTTTACATTTTTTAGAGGTGTTGGTGTTGTTGTTGGTGTTGTTGTCTTTTCTTTTGGTTTTGGTTTTTCAATTTTTTTATATTGTTTGAATGTTTTCATATCTTTTGTATTAAAAGAAAAATAACTATCAACCCATTCGAAAACAATATGATAGACAAAATCTACACCTTCTTCTGCTTTGATTTGTGTGCTATTGAAATCTTCACTATCTTTTTTAAACCAAATATGAGGTAATTTTTTAGAAGTAGATTTAGTAGTCCATTCCTTACCATATTTCTCTACCATTTCTTTATGATTATCTCCATCTAAATCTACTACTACACGATTACCTTTAAAAACATTTATAGCTATTGCATTATAATATGTTAGTTTATCCAATCTTTTATTATTGTATTTTTTCATACATTCATCATAAGTTAAATCCTTCCAACCAGCTGGAATATCTTTTACTTCTTTTTTTTTTTTACCATTTCCTTTAGTTATTTTCATATTAAATAAAATATAAGGGATTTCATTATTATCGCAATAGGTCTTAACTGATAATTTTTTAGACTTAATTTTTAATTTTTTAGATTGTTGAGTTTCTGTATTGGTTGCCATTTTATAATATATAGTATAGATATTTATTTAAGTATTTTTAATTAATATATATTTATTTAATTTGAAATAATTAATTGAAAAAGAAGAAATTGTAAAAGTATCGCAAAGTCGCAGTTTGCATAAAATATCAAAAGTATTTGGGAAAAAAATAAAAATCCGAAAAAGTTTGCAAATAAAAAGCCGTTTGCGATTTTGCGATTATTTCTTTGAATATAGAGATTGTTGATTTGGTGAATGAGCCATTAGATCCGCTGTCTTCATTTTATCTTCTAAATTTGGTGGAAATAAATGTGTAATTACAATATGCCTAATCATAGTAATCCCTATATCTTTTGTTTCTGTTGAAAATATCTTTTTAACATATTTACTTAATTGATTTGGGTTCATAGGTTGACCTTTGGTATTAGTAATTAAATAATCATCTTTAGCAAATGGTATATATGCATTCAGTACACTATTTAATTTTACACCTATAGGAATTAATTTTTCTCCATATTTCTTATCGGTTTTATATTCTCCTAAATGAAAAAACTTTTTAATTTTACCTTTAACCACTAAATAATTTTTTTTTAATTCCGGTTCATCTAATTTATTATAATCTGAAATATGAATTATTTTCATTGGTGAGAAATCTGCTCTTAAAGGCGGATTATTTTCAGCATCTAAAACATATAGAGAGGCAACAACCCAACGCTGTAATAAATCAAAATCCTTTTTTTTTATATCGTCTTTTTTTAATATTTCTTTTTTCATAACTTCTCTTTTTAATTCTTTTGCTACTTTTTGTAATGTATCATATTCTACCCAATTCTTTTCTTGAGAAGGGGATTTTGTTTGACTAATATGAAATTTACCTATTTCTTCTCCTAATAATTCCATTTCAGTTCTATAATGAGTAATTAATTTTTCATTTGCATCTACAGCCATTAATAATACTACAAAAGAAGCCAAATAATTTTTAACTGTATTCGGCTTTTTATCTTGAAAAAATTGTTCAACTAATTCTTTTTCTTTTAAAATATCAACATCAAATAAATCCTCATTGTCTAAATCTTTATTTAATTTTTTCAAATTATTAAGGTACATATTTAAAGATGAATCTTTGATATTAGGTCGTTTCTCTTTTACTAATTCTATTAATTTGGTTTCACTCATTCTATATATAAATATAAATATATTATAATCTTTAGAATAAAACTAAATTAATTATTCTAACCAAATTATATCATTAGGTAAATTCATTTTATAACAATAATAGAAGCAATCGAAATTACATTTGTTTTGTAATTCATTACCATCTTTAACAAATTGAATTCTTTTTCTTGGAATAATGATCTGTAAATGTTTCTCTTTCCAATTTCTAATATACGAAGTATTAATTTTAACTTGAGGCATTATTAAAATAAATGGTTTATCTAATTCATATAATCTTTCCAAAATCTCTTTACATTTTTGAAATGGTGGATTTGATACAATTACATCACCCTCATTACTTTCAAAGAAATCATTATCATTGTGAATAACATTAAAACCCAATTCTTCCAAATACTTTCCACTTTTCCCATCTCCATAGAATGCCTCCCATATTATTTTATCATTTGGAATGTAATATTTAATATTTTCCCACGCTGATTTAGGGGTCATATAATCATCGTGTTTCATAAATGTTTTAGTATGAAATCCAGCCATCGTTAAAATATAAATATTTTATAATATTTATATTTAAACAAAAAAAAAAAAAATAAAAAAAAAAGAGGAAAATTAAACAGTATATCTTCTTTTAAAAATTTCAATATGTTCTTTTGAAATTTCTATTCCGATACATTTCCTTTTAGTATTTATACAAGCTTGATATATAGAACCACTACCAAAGAAAGGATCTAAAATAGTATCTCCTTCATTTGTTGTTAATAAGATAATTCGTTCTAATAATTTTATTGGGATTTGATTTGTGAATTCTTTACATTTTTCAGTGCTTACATTTTTAATCATTTGAATATCATTAAACCAATCATAAAGCCTCGCACCCTCACTTCCAGCCTCAATTAATTTTTTAACTCTTTTATCAGTTGGATTTTTATATGGTTGTTTTACCTTTTTAAAATCAGGCAGACATTTAAAAAAAGCTATACTACGATGAGCTCTTGGGCTTCCATTATTATTATAACACCACGATACTATTTTATTTACTTTACCAAGAGCTTCACAAACTGAATTGCAAATTTCTTCAGGATAATGAATTACAACAGCTTTATAAGACTCCATACTATTCAATAAGTTTATGTAGTCTTCTTCTTTCATTTTATCTTTATAGTCAGGATATTTGTAGTTAATATTATACGGTGGGTCAGTAATAATTATATCAAAATTTAATTGTTTGATTATTTCATCAATGCTATTGTTGTAGAGAGTTAAATGTTCGTTTTCAAATACTTTATTCATTTTATTTATACTTATATATAATAATTAATCTATAAGTCATTTTATATACTTTATATATTAAATAGTATATAATTAAATTTCATAATTTTTATCACATTTTTCAATATGACTTTTTGAATATACTTCAGTAAGTAATTTAAAGCATGTATCGCAAAGTATAGTAGTATTTTTAAGTTTATGATATCTTTCTTTCTTTTTTTTTAATATATCATCTCTATTATCAAGGTAGTATTCCCTCGCTGTTCTTGTTGGAATATGACAATTTAAAGATGGTTTTAACTCCTTAATAAATAATCCTTCTTGTTTATGCATTTCTTCCTTTGATACAAATTTACCTTTATTTAAAATTTCAAAAGCCCAATTATTTTTACCACCATTTGATTTTATAAATTCATATACTTTCAATTTATTTTTTCTTGTTATTTTTTCACATTTTACATTTGCTCTATGCTCTATTCTTCTTCTATTAAAATCTGTAGTAGATCCAATATAGAAATCTGTAATTTTTTCATCCAAGCAATAGTATTTGTAAATTGTGCCGTCAATTAAATTCATATATATTTATTTGATATAATATTTTTAAAAAATAAACCTTATATAATATATAGACAAATTGAAAATCAACTCCATAATATAATATCTGCATAATAGCTATTTGTCCGTTTACCATCTTTCATTTTAGGTTCTTTTGAATGGCGGTTTAAATAATTATTTCGTTTTTTATCTGCTTCTTTTTTCGGCAGTATAGTTAAATATGTAGCATAGTCCATATAGAATGTTCCGTCCGATTTTACTCCCCCCACCGACCCAATCTTTTTATTATCTTTAAAAATATCTATTTTCTTCATTTTATTTGTTGAGCTTTTAATTTCAACATTTAATTTTTTTGCTTTTTGAAATTGCCTTTCTTTTATTTTATAATTGCTCATTTATATATAACTATATTTATAAATGTCATTAATTAAGAAAATATTAAAAATGTTTAGTTGTGAAAGTTCATGTAAATTTAATAATCAAGATTTCGATTATAACCTACATTGTCGTCCTCTATGTGAATATAAATTGAAAAATAAAGATATTGTAACTATTAATAAAATATTAAGTAAAAGAAAAATAATTACAAATATAAAAAATATAACTGAAATTTAAGAATATTGAGCCCATATATTTTTTTTCCTTATACTATGTATATTTTGTTTTGGCTTTGGAATATTTATTGGTTCAGAAACCAATACCTTCGGTTTAGGTGGTTCGGCAGTTTGATTAGGTTCTTCCTTTGATTTAGATGGTGAAATTCCTTTTTGTTGTAATTTCAATTCTTTAATTTGATTTTTTAGATCCTCAATCAAATCGTTATTATCTTCATTTTTATTTTTTGGGGTTTTTAAATCTTTAACTTGAGATTTTAATTCCTTCATTTGTTTTTTTAATTCTTGTGTTTCATCAATTTCACTAATTAAATTTTCTTTAATTTTTTTATCATTTTCTTTCACTAATTGTTTTTTATTCATTCGATTTAATCTTGCTTTTTCCCTGCCTCGCTTCAAATTATCCAATAGTTGAGCCTTTCTTTCAGGTGTCATGGGGGCTCGTTCTTTTGGTTCTTTTTTTTCTTTTTTAGGTTTTTCTTGAACTTCCGGTTCTTCTGCAGGTTCTTCTACAGGTTCTTCTACAGGTTCTTCTACAGGTTCTTCTGCATCAGGTTCTTCAATAGCTTCTAAAAGTTTTTTTGATTTAGCCATTTATATATAATCATATATTTTTTTAATTATCTAAACCGAGTAATTCTTCTAATTTATCACTGGAATAAGACCTAATGAGAGAAACAAGCTGTGCATCTTCAAAATTATCATCACACGCTCTAATTAAACCATATATTAAACAAATGAATTTTTTTAGTTCTGCTATTTGTTTATTTTTTTGAGATACAACATCTCGGAATTGTTCACCTAATTCTAATAAATCATTTTCCATATATATTTACTTACTTTTTATTAATAAAGTTAAAACTGATTTCCCACTGACAAGAGGGGTAGAGCCATCAATCCGTAATATTCGTGCCTTGATGTTTCTTAATGAAAAAGTATTAGATACATCAATAAAATATAAGTTATTTGGTTCATATTCTATAATAGAATTCTCTTCGACATCTTTTGGTACAACTGCGATTATATTTTGTCTTTGTCCACTATCAGCATTATAACTATTAATTTGAATATTCATTAATTCAATAATAAAAGATGTATTTGAATTAGTAGCTACAAATACTTTGTCAGCATCAAAATTACACACACTACCTGAATTTTGTGTATTACTTGGGTTTTCATATCCTAAAAATGATGCAACAGTTTGGCTCATAATTAATGTATTAACCGATTCAGGATTTCCACTAATGGCTGGGGGTTTAACGGTCGCTGTATCATCAGCTATATCTGAAATCTCTACATCAGTATCTAAATGTGTATTATGAAAGGGATTTATTGAATGTACCGCTCCACGTACCTGAACTCTTCCAGCACCTCCCTGAACTGTAACAAATGGATACAGTTCTCTATCAGTTCCGGCTGGTAAATTTGCTGTATAAATTTCAACTCCTGCTTCTGATGCTCTTTGATAGACTGTTGCTCTAATATTACTACCATCTATAGACCATTCTAAATAGTCCCCAGTTAAATTATTTCCAGCATTTGCAACAGCTGTAATATTTTGAGCTGTATCCGCTTCAGGTTGACCTTCAGCTTTTATTTTATATTTTACTCCATTTCTAATAAATTTAATATAGTAAGTTTTTTCATCGGCAGACATTGTAGCCTTTGATTTCCATACTGAAGGATTTACGGTAGAAAGTCCGAAAACAAAACCATTATCATCTACTCCTGATCCATTATCACTATAATTATCAATTTGGCATCTAAAAGTAAAACAACCATCACGCCACGGAACAAGACTATAATATTTTGCTACATCATTATTTGCTGATGCTATATTTCTTCTTAATCTAACTACATTATTGTTGAGAGTTGTTTCTAAACTATTAGTTAATTCAGCTTGTCCTCTATTAATTCTACTAATTGCTGTTGCGTGGTCAGACCTTCTATATCCAATTCTAACTCTGTCGGTCTGAATAGCAAGGTCCGCTTTAAAAGAAAGTCCTATTGTTTTACCGGAAGTAAAAACTAATGCTTTATTTAATTTATCAGTAATATCTTTTAATAAATCGTTAAAATTATTAGCATCGTACACATTTGGCTCACCGTTTACATTGTTCCCTGTTTTATCTTCTAAAATAATCTTCAAAGTATTATTCCCTGAATATTTAAATTCTAATTGATTATTTGTCCCATCGACTTTTAATACGGATATTTGCTCACTGAAAGAACAGGATTGAAGTGCAATTTGCTCTCCTTGTTCAATTTTAATATCAGTATTAAAATTATTATCAAATAAGGCTTTAGTATTATCAGTAGTCAATCGTAATAATCTCATTATATACAATATACTTTTAAAAAAATATAACATTTTTTAATTATTATCTTCCACTTGGAATTTGTGGTCCACCGAAAGCAGATTGTAGCAATTGCTTTATTTCAGTTTGTGTTGTATTGAGATTAGATTGTTTAGTGTTATTAAGGTCTAATTTATTTTTAATATCACTTAATCTGTTATTTGTAATATCAGCCTTATCTTTAAGAGAATCTAATTTATTTTTAACATCATCTAATTTAACTTTTAAAGTATCTAATTTACCTTTAACATTTTCTACATCGCCTTCTGTTTCACCTACCGACGATGCTATTGAAGATAAAGTAGTTATCATGTTTGTTAGTTTATCATTTGAATTATCAAGTTTGTTATTTGTAAAAGTTGCTTTTTCATTATTAGTCTGTAATTTATTATTTAACTTATCTAATTTACTTTTAACATTTTCTACATCGCCTTCAGTTTCACCTACCGACGATGCTATTGATGTGTTTATTGTTTTTAGTTCTCCCAAGTGATTCAAGATATTATTTTGAATATTCATTATTATAAATATATATATATAAATTTTTTTTGAAGAATATATATAATTTATTCGCGACCGTGAATTATAATTGAATTATCAATATCAAATGTAGATGATCCATTATTATTTAATAGTCGAACATATCGTGCACAATTCTTTATTTCAATTACAACTCTTTTAAGAACAACTCCGTTAATTTCTGATGTTTCTACATTTGAGTCATTACCTTCAAATACAATTACAGGATTAGCGAAATTTGAGGCTTCACTCATTTGAACATATAAATCACCGTTGGTCACAGAATTAGTTCCAATATTCACATAGAATGTTATAAAATTGGCTGTTGTTCCTGTATCTATCTCATAATCGGTATGGGATCCATTTGTCGCTAAAGACCGTTCTGTAGTTCTATTGAGCGTTGTTTTTGAGTTTGATAATTCGACAGCGGTTTTAATATCATTTGTATCTGAATCTATTGTTGTTAATAATGCTTGAACGGCATTGCCATCAGTGGCAATTTCTGTAAGGGTAGTTTCGATAGTATCAAGATTATCACTTAAATGGTCTAATTTACCTTCAACGCCATCTAAATGTCCGATAATTGTATCTTGTTTAGCCGATGTTCCAAAACCAGATATATTCCCACCAGTAATATCTACTTTGAGATGACCATCACTATCACATAATAATTTAGTTGAAGTAGATGCAGTTCCTATAGTTGTTCTCGCACTTAAATCATAAGCACCAGCAGTAGAACTTCTACAAGTTGATATAGATGAAGCATTTGCTTTTTCTCCTAAACTTGCTGGTAGTTTTGCACTCATAGCATCTACAGCAGTATCTATTTCTGTGTTCTTTGTTAGAATATTTGCTTGAAAAACTAAATCTGCGTCTATTTTCGATTCAATAGAAGTTAAAGATGCTTCTAAATCTTGAACTGCTGTAAGTGTATCGCCAGTATAAGTATTTATATCATCTAAATCGGATAGTATACCGACTTGATTGGCTGAAGTTGCGAAACCACTAATATTCCCACTTGAAATATTTACATTCATTTTATTATTTGCTACACACCCATCTACTGTTCCTGTATTACTTTTAATATCGTTTAAATGTGCGACTTGAGTGTCTTGTTTTGATTCCATACTAGTTAAACTTGTTTCAAGAGTATCGAGATTATCTGAAAGGTGGTCTAATTTTGTCGCTACAGTTGAATCTTGAACTGCAAATGTTCCAGCATTAGTTACAGCATGAGAACCAACGGTTAAACTTCCTTCTAAAGCTGACTGAATAGCATTACTTGTTGTTTCTATTTCTCCATTTTTAGATAAAATAGAATTTAATGAGGTTTCAATTTCTCCATTTTTAGATAAAATAGAATTTAATGAGGTTTCAATTTCTCCATTTTTAGTTAAAATATTATCAAATACTGCGTTGTCTGTATCCATTTTTGATTCCATCGATGTTAAACTGGCTTCTATAGCCACCAGATCGGTATGATTTGCTGATATGAGAGCATCTGCTGAACTTTCTAAAGTATCTAATTTAGTATTACTACTACCGATTAAAGCTTCTAAAGTGTCTACATTCAAATTAACACTATCAGTGCTAATCTTAATATTTGCAGTATTAGTTGCGATTGTATCCAAAACGGCATTATCTGTCGAACTCAAGGCTACAATTTGTTCAGCTGAAGCATTTACGACCATTGGTTTGTAGTTTCCATTTGCGACATCACGCCCATAATTAAATATTTGAAGTTTTGAAGCACCTTCACCAATATTATTATTTCCAGCCCCAGCGAATGTATCAAGTTTAGCAGTAACGTCCACAGCGTCTATTTGCTGATGTCCAGCAGAATCTACAAGAAAAGATACTGCTTTACCATTAGTCCGGTCATATCCTAATGGAACTGTTCTTAATTGTGTTGATCCATCGCCGACCGTAATCGTATTATTTGTATGTCCTGAAAATGAATCTAATTTAGTATTCAATGCGGTAATACCTGTAGTAGATGAATTTTGGGCAGTCAATAGAGCGTCGTTTTGACTTGAATGTTGTGTTAATTGAGTATTTATATTTTTACGATGATGAGCCATTATATATATATTTACAAGATAAAAAATAAATTTAAAATAACAAAATGAATATTTAATTTTGACTATATTTATTACTTAAGACTATTATTTTCTTTATATTATATATAGGACATAATGAATTATAAAGAATTAAATAGAGAGCAAAAAGAATTATTAGCAAAAAGAATAGTAAAATGGTTAAAAAAGAAAGGGTTTACAAATGATAAAGCCAAAATGTCTGTTTGGCTTGACAGAATACAAAAAATATTAATAGAAAAAAAAGATAAATTTAATATTGATATTAAATTTGATTATCCGAGTTTTAGGTCTTTATTTGATATTGCTTATAAAGATATGAAATTATTTACTGGGCTAATAGAAAGGAAGTATTACGATTATATTTTAATTTGATTTTTTGACTTTGTATTTATCCCAAATGGATTTATCTACTTTACGAGCAGATCCCCCCATAATAACAGATGCTAATCTTGCATAAGCCCACGAAAATGGAGTCTGATTTGGTCTTGAACCGGAAGAAAAATATGCCCCTTGACCTTTTTTTATTACCTGATTTTGACCAGCAGTTTTTAATATGTTTTCATTAATGAATTTTTTATCAGTAATTTTAGTTCCATATTTCTTTTCAAATTTTTCAACCCAAGAAGACCTTTTACTTGTGAAACTTTCTAATTTAGGTCTTTTTGTTTTTTCTTTTATTGATTTAATTTGTTTCTTTTTATCTTTTTCAGTTAATTCTTTTGGTACATAAGTAGATTTATACATTATATACTATTAACTTGTTTTTTTTTAAAAATTAATAGTTTTTTCTTTTGTCTAATTAAATTGTCTATTTGTTTTGTAATATTGTCTAATTTGATTTTTTCTTGGAATTGTTTTTTTGTAGTAGCATTACTATTACATAAATCAATCATAGTATCTATTATCAATACTTGTTTTTTATTTAATTTTTCAATATCAATATCCATTCTTTTTAATTTATTATTTATAGCTTTGATTTTTTCATTATTATTTTGTTTATTCAATTCATCTTCTTCTATTGAAGATTTACTCAAATACTGATTTAATAAACTGTCGACCATTTAACATATACAATTAATTATTTTTTTTTACCTTTTTCGTAATCACGCTGGTCATCGCCATAAACTTTTTTATTGGATCGTAAAGCATAACTTTTATTTTCTATTTCCCTTTTGATTTCCATATCAATCTTTTTGTCTTGTTTTACAATTTCTCGAGAAAGAACACTATCTAATACTTCATAAACACGGTCATTATATAAATTCAAATAATGCTTTATCTTTCTACACGAAACACACCAATTTCCAAACCAGTATTCAACTTCTTCTTTTTCACACAGACGACATTTCATTAGTATATAGGTATTATATATATTATATTTTTATTTTAATATATTAATGGATAATAACGAAATTAAATCTATAGTATTAAGTTTTATAAAATCTAAACAAATATATCATGAAAGTATATACAAATATGGTATATTTAAAAATATATTAGAAGTAAAATATCCTAATATGAGCGATTATCATATTAAAAAAAGATTTGATAATTTAATAAAACACGATTACATAAAAAAGATTCCGTATGATAGGAGTTTTAGATATATGTTTATAAACCATTCTAATTATACCGCAGATACAAGAGAACATAAAGAACTCAAAAAAACAGATGATGGAAAAATCCTATTAACTTTTGATTAGTCCATTAATTTTATTTGGTCGGAAATCTCTTCTGCCCATTCCTTTTCAGTAACCTCTATATATAATGTTCCATTGGTTGGAGGGTCAAATACACTCAACAAACGCTTATCTTTCATCATATTTATAAGAATAAATAGTCGCCAAGCTTTTGTATCACTACTTTTAATATATTCCTCTCTAAATTCATCAAAATCAGTAGTTCCGCAAAATGTAACCCCATAATTCTTAATAAATTCTATAGTTGAATTTGTTATTAACAGTCTTACTTTATTAAATTCTATTTCCGCCATTTTATAATATATAGGATATGTAATATTTAAGTAATTTAAATATTAGATTTCTCGATTAGATTTAAATGTTTTTTACTTCTTTTATGTCGTGTCATTCCATCTCTTGTAATAGAACAGCCACAATCACATAGTATCTTTTCTCTTTTTTTTGCATTTAATATTTCTTTATTTTTTTCACGATATTCAATTATTTTATCTTTATTTTTTTCATTATATTCTTGATGTTTTAATTTAATTTTTTCTTTGTTTTTTTCATAATGTTCTCTTTTTTTTGCATTTAATATTTCTTTATTATCTTGATGATATTTTTTTGAATATTCAATAACTTTAACTTTATTTTTTTGATAATATTGTTTTGAATATTCAACACGATCGAAAGGTTCTTTGTATTGTTTTAGATATTCCATATCTGTTTAATAATGATTTGTTATATATTTATACAATTCAATTTTACAAATCAATTTGTTTTATTATTTATATTATTAGATTTATTAAATTCCGCAAAATCTATAAATTAGTCTTAAAACTGATTTTTTAAGACTAAATGTAAATTTAAATATTAGATTTATTAAATTTATTAAATTCCGCCAAATCTATAAATTAGTCTTAAAACTGATTTTTTATATTAAAATGGGATTTAAAAAAGTATCGGAACTTGCTAAATTATCGGAACTTACCAAAAATAATGAAACTTTTTTGGTTTTTTATTTTTTCACGAATACTTTACAGATAAACGTCCATTTGCGACAAATCTATCCATTTGCGACAATTTTTTCATTTCAACTTTCAACACAATATTTAAATCCTTCATATACTTTGTATAACAATTTCTTTATCATATCAGAGAATAATAATAATATGGTCTTAAAATCATTAGAATAATTTAATATAATCATATTATATTTAATATAATTTAATATTTGATTAAATAGATAATAAAACAAAATTAAGAAAAAGAGAGAAATAAGAAGAATAAAACAAAAATGAAATAGTAGATAATATCTATATAATATACAGATTATTATAGTGGCTTCAACTAATCCGCTTTTTCTTCTATAATTCTTTCGAAATCGCTATTTAGGTATAGTTCCCCTCTATTATTTGAATAATTAATAACAATCATATCGTGTTTTTCCTTGCATCTATCTCTAACCATTTTTTTAAAATCTTTTTTAGTGTCTAAATAATTGTTTTCATCGGCAATTAATTCAAGTTGTTTATCAGACATTGTATATAATATCATTCCGGAACTGTTGGATCTACAAGATGGACTAATATGGGTGTAATGTTGTGATGTTACTATAATTGAAATAAGATTTTTTCGACCGTTCATAAATACTTTATTAACTGAATTATATAGACCTTTTCGTAATGAGCCATCAAAACTTAAGTCATCTAAAATAACTAATTTGTTAGTAGG